TTTAGCGAGTTTCTTTTTACGGACGTCTCGTGTTTCATCAAGATCTTCATCATAGTCAAAATTATCTTCCATGATAAAGCCTATTTCCTCTTCGTCTAGATGAGGTTTAGTTTTCTTGTAGTATTCTCTTAATAAAGTATTTTCATCTACATTAGAATAATCTGCATTAAGTCTAGTGTAATCTTCTATACTTCCACCAGTATCTTCCATAAAAGAAACTAGTTTTTCAATATTCTCAGGTAAAGCTTTACCAAGTACTTTTTCATCTCTTAGTGCTTCTTTTACCTCTCTAACTTCTTCGTTAGTTACTTCTTTGATTGGAGAAAACCCTTCAACATCCTTGTTGGACTCTTGTATAGGTTCTCCCACCTTTGTGCTATCTCCGGATGGTTCTTCCACAGATACTTTCGTTGTTTCTCCGATTTGAATGGCATCTTCTTTTGTTTTTTCTAAAGCATCATTTGGTATTACAACTTTTGTAACGTCTTTTGGTACTTCAACTAAAGGTTCTTTAATACTAACTTTTAGTATTTCTTGTTCAGGGTTACCTAGTTTTTTAGGCGTCTTTTTTTTAGACTTTATTTTAAAGTCTCCTTCCTGCTTAACAGGTTCATTTGTTTTTGTTTCCATAATATAATAAAATTAAATAATTAAAAATTTAAGCCATTGAAGATTCTTCTCCTTGTGGCGCGTCATCTGATTCAAAATCAATTGGCAACATTTCGTTTTGCCTTTGAGTTATCATCTTGCTTTGCTGCGTTCCTTCCATTTTTATACGCTTGTCTTTTCTATCTTCTATAGTTTGTTCCTTAGATTTCATGGCCTGTAAGTCAGCTTGCTTTAGCTGCATATCAAACTCATGTTGCATTTGCATCTCTTGTTGTTTTAACTGAGAAGCTAATTGCATCCTTTGTATTTCGTTTTGGTTTTTAGATTGTTCAAACTGAACATTAGCACCCATTATAGCTTCTTGCTTTTGTACTTCAGCCATAGCTGTTTTTTCAGCAGCATCAGATTGTGCTTGTCCTTGAGCAGCTATATTGGCTTGTTGGTTCTCTTGTTCTTGCTTACCTTTTTGCTTACGTTTTATTTTAAGCATTTGATTAGCTAACTTAAGGTTTTTAATTTGTCTTAAGTCTATAGCATCTTCTAGATCTATTCCACCACCTTGTAAAGCAACTTGAATGTTTTGCTCTAATTGAGCTTGTTCTTCTTCGTCTGGTTCTAGTTCTAAGAATATACCAAAATCATGTAGGTTTAAATTTGAAACCTCCATAAGAGTATTTACATTGTAATTAGATACAGAGTTTTTAAGAGAAGCAGCGGTTAAAGGAAACTCTAACGCATCGGCTATTTTTAAAGCTATGTTCTCAGCTGTCATAAGGGTTAAGTACAAACTACTTTGTTTTATATGTCTTGTTGCTACATTAGAAGCGTTAGCTGCCATTTTTTGTAGGCCAACTAAAGTTTGTTTGTCTGGTGTACTACCATCTCTAGCCTCATTAAGCCCCGTCACGTCACGTATCATTTGTAAGTAATACTGATAAGTTTGTATTAAACTTTGTATCTTACCTTGGCCACTAGAACTACTTAGTTCTTGAATAGGTACTTTACCAGCATTCATATCACCGTCTTGAGTAAGTGATCTACCGACTATAGAACCTGTTTGGAAATACATGTTAAGTGCTTCAGCTGGATTATAGTTTGTTCCATTACCTAGATCAACCTCAGCTAAACCATCCATATCTAAATAAACACCGTCTGGTACTATTCTAGACATTACTTGTTGTAGCTTTAAATGAGTCAGTTGAATCATATCAGCAAAACCAATACATTTACTAACTAAAGATTCTATTCTACCTTTATATATTCTAGGAGCACATATGTTGTAGTTCATTCTAACCTTAGTAGTGTCAGCCATAGGTCTGGACATGTTCTTAGCTAGTTCCCATTTTAACATTGTATCTGTACCTAATACTTTTGCTCCGCTATATAAAACTTCTATAGATCTTGAAACTTTTTCAAACCCATCGTTTTCTGGTGGATTAAAAGTATCATCTTTTTCTAAGGCTTTTTGTAAACCTTGATCTGTTTGTTTTATTTTAAATACTTGATTAGAATATGTCTTGTAATCAAAATATAGAACTTGAACTGTGTTCTCGTCATAATCTCCCCAACCAGTAACATAAGATCTGTTACCTGGCATGGACTGTATTCTTTTTAATTCTTCTTCACTAATATCTGGAAACTCTTTTTTAAGTTCAGGTATAGTTATAGCTTTTAATTCACCAACGTAATATATGTCTTCAAAATTAGGATCTTCTGTATAAGAATAAACTAAGTAAGCTGGATCTACGTAATCAACTGTTATACCTTCCGCAGTATTGAAACTTGTTTTTGCAGCACCAATACCAAGAACAGTTAAGTCCATATTTACTCTACGTTTTATTAAGTCGTATTTGTTTTGGGCCATAACAGAAGATATAGCTTCTTCTTCAGCTATTTCAATTGACTGCTTGTAGCTTAATTGCATATGCAGTTCTAACTCTTCTTCTGATTCTGGTAAAGTACCTGGACTAGGACTTTGGTACAAGTCTAATCCTAGTGTAGTTTTTAATTCTTCTAAATATTCTTTAGCAACCATATCCTCCTGTAACTTAGAAGCATATTCAGTTCTTTTCTTTATAGACTCAGGATCTTGAGCGTAAGCTTTTATGTCGTAGCTTTTTTGAGATATACCATTGACAACTATATCTACAAACTTAGATAATATTGGAACTGGTTTCCAGTCTAAATTTAAATAAGACAAATCGCCATTAATAGACAACTCATCTTTATATTTTTGTATACTTTGTTCTCCACGAGCATACTGTCTTAATTCATGGAATTGATTCCAATTAGTTAAATATCTATTACCAGAAGTTCTGCCTTGACGAAACCACTCAAATTCAATTGCCATTGCTACCTGACTACCGTACTCTCTACTAGCTTTTTCAGCATCACTCACTACTTGACTAGGGAAAGCACTATTGGTGTTAGTATATATATTCATTAACTTATAATTTTTGATGTAGTTCCTTTATTATCGTATTTTCTTATACCTAAATCAACCGGTTTTAATTCCAGTTTACTAGAAGGTGCGTATCTATGTTTATTGCAAGCCATTAAAGCTAAACCAGAACTAATAGAAGCATCATGTGTTGTTCTATTATTTATATCAAATTGAGCCCAATCTTCTAAGGTTCTTTGAAAATAAACGTCTCCGTAACCTGTTTCTTTTAAACCTACATAGGTTTCTATATAAGTTTCAATAGCAGAAGCGTGAGCTTGTTTTATATCCTCACTAGAATTAGGTATTCCACCTATCTCTCTCTCCGTCACTGATAGTTTGTTTCTTTTTTTATCTGGTCTATTCATTGCAAAACCTCTATAACCTCTACGTTTAAAATAGTATAGTAATCTAGGTTTATTATTTTCAGCTAATATTGGCATGCCATAAAATACACAAGCCATAAGTACATCTTCAAAAAAGATCTCAGCAGTTTGAGGTCTAGCTATATATTCTAAAAAGAAATGATTAGGTGGAACTTCTTCCATGCTAAACTTAGTTAAACCATGTAAAGAACCGTTAGATCCTCTTTTGTCCACTGTTCCTGATATATCATATGGATCGCACCCAAATGCTCCACAATGCTCATTACCAGGATAATTATTTCCATTTTTTATATATCTTTTGTTTTGTAAATGTATTGGTGGAACCCACGTTATATAGAATCTACCATTTTTATTAGGAACAAATATTACTCTAGTATCTTTATCTCCGTTTTCCCATTGAAAACTTCCTTGAGTTACTTGAGTAGAGTTTTTAGTATCTTCGTTGTAATCTATCTGTTGATATATCTTAGTTAGATTAAATAAAGATTGTTTACTTTCGTCTCTAAACGCGTGCTTAGTTGTACGTGGAAACTGTCTGTAAAATTCATTTAATCCATCTTGGTCATCTTTAAGACCTTCTACCTCATTATCCCAGTATTCAACGACACCAATTTTGATTGGCGTTCCATCAGGTCCAAGCACTTGTTTTGATGGGGTATCGAAGACAGGATACCCATGAGAATCGATGTATCCTTCGTAATTCCATTCCATAGGTATGAACAAAGAATAGAGTCCTGAACGAGTTTGTCCATTTGCATTTCTTTTGTTAACGTCTGAATCATCATATAGTTTCTTAAAATTTCTACCTCCTTTATCTAAAGCATTTGAGGTACTACCCATCATACACTTACCAATAATTCTACTACCTAATCTGAGGGTGGTTTTCGTAACCCTCCAGTTGTTTTGGATGTTGTTGGGCCTTTCCCATTTCCCCGATTCATCATGGACGAGGAGCCTGAGCTTTTCTCCATCGTAGGCGTTATCCCCCGTGTTCTTCCAGTCGATGGTGGTGTCCAAACCGGTAATTTCTTTAATGGCTTCATTGGAATCAAGTTTTCTACGGGTAAATTTGGAGGCAGGGACTCTGTAGGCAAGTTCGGTCTTGGGCCTGTCCATTCCGTCCTGTATCGGTTTGAAAAAGAAGGGATAATTAACTGAGATGGGTACAACTTTATCTGTGAACATCTTCTTAGCATCGGCACCAGATTTGGACAATATTCCGTACCGTGAATCCGTTGATATTGTAGCAAGGTTGACCGATTCAGCTGAGGACATAAATGAAAAGCCTGACCTACGGTTTTTAAGATAACACATTCCATAAGACCGTGTGTCTGATTTACAAGCTTCCCAGAAAATGTAGAATAATCTATTTGATTCCCTAAAGTCCGGTTGCCCAACATCAATTTTGGACCACTGCAGGTACATATAATTAGTGCCAGTAATGTAAGTAGGAACACCTTTATTAATGAACCAAAAACCTTCTTCACGCCTTGTAAATTCTTTGTCAATATAATCATACCATTTTTCTTTAAAGTCTGATGGGTATTCTTCCCAATCAAACACAGATTTAATTCTACTTAATTGTTTTGGGTATGGCGTATAAGTCCATTTGTCTTTTTCAAATTCAACAACATCTTTTTGCTTAGGCAAAGCAATTGCGAGATTTTGTATTTCATATATCTCACCTATTTCACCTGTCTTACTTATAACTACTAAATCATGCTCTTTGTTATAACCATAATCCCATTTTTTATACCTATTCATTCTGCTAAGAACCTTAGGCTTTATGTAGTCTTTTAAGACTTTATATAAAGTTTGCTTATACATTTTTAGATCTTCCTTCTGCAAAACCTTTAAAAGATTTTTCTTCTTTAACTTCTTTAGGTTTATCTTCTAGCATTTCTTCTTCTTCTTTGATTCTAGTTAGAATCTCAAAAGCATCAAATATAGCTAGCTTTTTTGTAGCTGCGGCGTTTTTTAATCTATCAGCCGATATATCATCTGTTGAATCTATGATAGCTTCTTTAGCAACCTTGATTAACTCCTCAACTGCTACTTGCCCAGCTTGGATTATATTCTTCTTCGTCTCCTTTATATTCATACTTAATTACAATATCATTAGATTTCATACAATAAAGTCTTTCTTTATTAACTAAGAATTCCCATTCACCGTTAGGTGCGTAACCTACTAGATCACCTGGGTTAATTTCTAAGTCATTTAAGGAGCTATTGCCATATCTAAGTATACCAACAAGACCGCGCTCTTTATCAACCGTTAGAGATTGATTACTTTTTATAGGTTTTATAAAACATCTGTCACCTACAGTGTTCCAACCTTCACTATTTTTATACAAATAGATTTGATCTATAGCACAAAAATATAAATCGTCTTTAAAAAAAGATCGACTCTTTTTCTTTTCGCCTCTCATATCATAGAACACTCTAAAAACATTTTGATGCACGACTACTATATCCCCAATTTTTATATTTAAATTAAAAGCTAAAGGTGTTTTTATAACCTTAGCTAATCTATTTACAAATTTAAAGTCTTCTATTTTAGTATTAACAACTAGTTCTTTGCCATCTACCATAATAGTATTGCTGTACTTATCTCCTAGAGGTTCAACAATAAAATCATATAAACTATTCATTAGTATTCTAAATCATACTCAACAGATATAGCCATGTTAGAATTAAATTTTTTCCATGGCAATACCTCGTTGTTTTTTTTGATATGTATATTATAAGAGTTGTCTGAGTCTTCAAAAAGTATATGTGATATTTCGTGACCACCATAAACTTGCTGACCTACAGAATAATGCATAGCATCGTTCTTGTAGTCTGACCCAATACTAATCTTTCTAATATTATTTGTCATCTTCTTTTTCGATCTCAGTATAAGAACCGTCTTTTAAATCAATGTTTACTTGACCATATTCGTCTTCTAGTTCTTTTTTAGTAGCTTCTATCTCTTTAGATAATTCAGCTATTTGTCCGTGAACGTTTTGTTTTTGAACATCTAGTACTCCTAAAGTTCTTAACCCTTCTGTTAATTTAGCTTGTTGATCTTGAACGGTTTTTAGTTGTTCTTCTGTGATCATTGCTTTAACCATTTCTTTTACTTTACTCATAATTTGATTTTATTTAATTGTTGTTATTTACTTATTTATATAGTTACTTGTATATTACTTATTTACATATAATAACGTCAGCCTCAGTTACTCCTGCTCCTAGCGCTGTTATAAAATCTACAGCTACTGGTAAAAATGATCCAGCTTGCACGCTTTCAAAAGTTATTGCTTGTGCGGCAACTGGTACCCCATCGTTAACTGCCGTAATAACCGCTGTAGCGCCTCCAGCACCTCCACCAGCTTCGGTAACTGTAATTATGTCACCTACATTATAACCTGATCCAGCAGTAACAATAGCTAAAGATTGTATAACTCCGGCATTTTGTGTTATAGCTACTGTTAAGTCTTGAGCCATATTATTAGAGCATGTTGTAGCTGCTGTTACATCTGTATAAGCAGCTCCTCCTGATGTTAAACTTAACGCATTAACAGAAGCTAGACTTGTTCCTGCTACAATAACATTTACGTTACCTGTAGCGCCCATGTATAATACAGAGCTTTTTAAATTATTACCTAAAACACCTGTTTGGTTTTCAAAAATCCAAGCTGGTTTACCATTTGGAGTTCCTACTAAACCTGTTGAACGCATTGCTTTACCAGCTATGCCATCACTTATTGGAAATTTACCCATTTTTTATTTTTTATTTATTACTTATTGATTTGTATTTTTCAACTCCACGTGAACCAAAGTACGCTATGTATACAGTTGTTAATAACTGTTTTAATAATCCTATCCACTCTTGTTCTACGGTGAAAGATATCTCATGATGACTATCAACCCATATAAAAGCTATAGCCATAAACGATAAGAATATAAGCGCCATAGGACGCGTATTTTTACTAAGCCACGAATCAGAAGTCATATCCGACTCCCAGCGTTTTGTTACTTGATCTTCTGCGCTAGCCGCTGCTTTTTCAACTATAACTTGAATTTCTTTTTTTATTTGAAGTTTTTCTTCTTCTGTAGTTGTTAGTTTATCAATAACATCACCAACATCTTTGATGACATTACCACTTAACCATTCCCATATTTTTTTCATGTGTTTGATCTTTTGTAAGCTTCCGCTTCCCATGGAAGGTCTTTAGCACCTTCTTCCATTTCAGATCTGGAATATTTTTTTCCTTTCCAATAAACATTATCATTATCATAATCTAAGTCGCCTCTTTCCATTTGTTCTAAATGAATTTTTTCATGTGCAACTACATCGTCAACTTGACTAGGATCTAAGTCCATGTTTAAAACTATAGAACCATTGTTATTAGCTTTACCCATTACGCCTTCTTCCATACTAACTCTGTATATAGGTGTATTGTCTACTACGTAAGGTGGGTTTGATAATTTAAAAGCCATATTATTTTTTATAAGGTAATACTTTGTTTAAAGCATCCCTGCGACCTGAACAGCCGCAAGGAATGTTTAAACCTTTTGATACATTGTCAACTAATTTCTTGATACCTGAAGCTTTAGTAAACTTCTCTATGTCGTCACCTAAGCCTCGAGATTTCATTATTAGCTTATTACAAAGTTTTTAAAGTATACAGTATTCGCGAAGTTGTACTGAGCACTACTAGCTTGAGCTAATGGTAAAACAACAGTAGAAATAACTCCACCTGGATTTGCTGCGATAGCTTTAATTATAGCTGCTTTTAATACAACATTGTAAGCAGCAGATCCTGCAGCGTCATTTGTTCCAATAAAAGGTGCGTCTCCTTGAGGATCAACAGCTCCAGCAGCAGTAGCTACTGTTACTACAACTGTATCTGCTCCTGCAGATGTACCAGCTATGTTAAGAGTAATATCTGTTTGAGATGTTCCAGTTCCAGCATTAGCGGTAGCTATGCTAAAAGATGCAACTGAGCCAACTAGTATTAAGTTGTCTCCGTCTAATTGTGGTGCAGCTGCGCCGCCTCCTACAAACCCGTTTGTCACGGGGAAATTTAAATAATTTGCCATTTTGTTTTGTTTTTTTGTTTTGTTAAGTTTAGTTATGAGTTTTGTACAGTTCTCTACTGTTATTTTTTAAATTGCTCAAAATCTTCTTTTTGAACGCCAGGTTTTCCATTGTGCATTTCATCCATTTTAGCTGGTGATCCACCGCCCATTTTTGATTGTGAGTGCTTAGACATCCATGACACACCTCTTCCGCCACTTGCGTCTTTAGCTATTGGATTGTCGTTCATTAAATCTTTTTTTTCTTGCCCAGCGTAACCTTTGTTTTGGTTCATTATTGGATTTTTTTCGTATGCCATTTTTTTATTTTTAGTTATTTATTTTTATTCTGGTGATAAACTATTTTTTGGTTCTTTATCATCTGCTTTTCTATACGTACCACCAGCTATATGCTTGTGAGGGTCATCAAAGGTATCATGCTTAGCAGGTGATCCATGCTTCTTTTCATCGTATTTTAAATCTCCAGCTAGTTTAGAAATATGTTTTTCATCAGCAGTCATTTTTTCATCGCTATGCCCGTGTTTATTGTCATATTTTATATCTTGTTTAAGATAATCCATATGAGCTTCATCATCTCTTTTTGTAGCTCCCATGTTACTGTTTGTAACCTTTGACCATTTAGCGTTACCGCTGTATTTCCCGTAATGTCCTTTATGTCCCATTATATTTTTGTTTTTGTTGAGGTTGGATATTTATTGTCAAAATCAGCTTGTGTCATGGTGCCAGCTTTTACTAGAGCAGCGTCTCCTTCTCTAGCTTCTTTAGCTTTTTTTTCTTTACTAGAAGCTAAATACTCCTTGGTTCCAGCTTCTATTTTATTAAATAGATTTTGATAATGATGGGCTGTACTAGCTCTTTTGCCAATACCTCCACCTGTATAACCTCCAGCTTGAAGTGGAGTGCTATCGTTAGTTACGCTTGTTTTTTTTTAGCGCCGTGATCTCCTTTAGCCTCTTTAATTTGACCTTCTATTTTTGCTATCAATTCGTAATCTGCTCCTCCTTGGCCAGTTACGCCTTCGGTTCCTTCTTCTCCTGATTTTACTTTTGCTAATCTAGCCTCTAACGCTTTTAAAGCTTTAGGGTCGTGTTTTGCTAATGGTGACTTAGCACTAAATGATCTTTGAAATGGTGAACTCATGTTTTTATTTATTTACAGTTTTTTCTTAATTGTTCTTTTAATATAGATCCAAACTCTGCGTAAGGATCTTTAGCTAATACTTTTTTTAATTCTGCTCTTTTTGATTGGCACTTTTCAGTTGACCATCCGCTTTTAGATTCTTGCTTTTTTTTAGCATTACTCTTAGATTCTGATCTTCTTTTATTAACAATAGCTATAGCTTCTTTTTCACTAACGCTTTTATTTTTCATGACATTTTTTACAGCACCTGGGTTTAAAGATTTAGTCTCTTGATCCTCTTTCATGTACAATCCAGAATCAACCATCTTTTGAGTAGCTTTATCGCTTTCTCCGTCTTGGCCTCTTTCTAATTGATCTTCTATCTTAATTTTTTTTCTTTGTCGTCTTTTAGATAAAGTTTCTTTTGAATTAAGCTTTTCTAATTTTTTCTTACGTCTTCTTATTTCACCCTCTGTAAGATCTCTATCTGGACTTCCAACTCCTGGAAATGGATCCACATGACCTTTTTCGTGACTGTGTAAAGGAGAACCTCCGTAGAAATTTTTTATTTTAAATGCCATTATTTTTTCTTTTTAGTTTCGTCTTTATATGTAGGATCGTTTTCTTTTTGTTCCTTTTCATTTGCAACCCACTTTGGATCTTTTTTATTACAAGCTAACCTAGCAGCGGCGTTAGCCTTTGTCATTTCTTTAGTCATTTTACCGCCGTGTTTTCCTTCATAAACCTCTTTACCAGGGTAAGGTATTTTACAGGGTTCTTTTTTTAAAAAAGGACTTGATATGCGGAAACTCATAACTTCTCGTAATTATCTGTGTTAGTAGGTGTGTTTGTTAAAACACCATCTTCACCTTCAACATATACTTTATGTTTTTTACTATAAAATGGTTTACCTCTTTCTAAAGCTTTCTGTTGTAAGCTATCTTTAGTTGCTTGAGGTAATTCTTCTTTCTGGTCTACTTCTACAGAAGACTTTTTTTTGTGACCTAATTCATGTTCGTGAAAAGGACTCTTTGCCATAAATGGTGATGAAAATGCCATAATTTTATTTTTTATTTTTACAACCAAAGTTGTTTGCGTAGTTTGCCATTTTGACAACTTCCTCGCTATATTTATCTTTACTTGACATAACTGATGATGCAGCTGAGCAAGCGTCTTTAAAGCCGTTCTTTTTAGCCCAAGCCGTAAACTTACCTTTGTTCTCTGGTTTTATTTCAGGAAATCCTTTTTTATAAAACGGAGATCTCATGTTATATTTTGCCTTGAGCTTTCATTGTTATAGGTCCTTTTTGATAAGGTGTTGGTGCTTTTAGTATTTGCATACCTGTAATACCTGAGCTTGAACCAACTCCGTGAGCTCTACCTTCTTGATCTAGAGGTCCGTCCCATACGTGAGATTCACCCACAATACCAACTTTACTCCCTGGTTTTAATTTTTCCATTGATGGATCATATTTTCCGTGGTGCATAATTTATTTCTTTTTTAGTTTACAACTTCCTTTATATTTTTTCATAAGAGCTAATGCGCTTCCTTGTTCTTCATCCATTACTTCACCTACAGCTCCAATTTGTTCTGGAGCAGCAATAGCAGTAGCTTCACCTACCGGAGCTGCTGGATCTACTTGACTATCTACTTTAGATGGATCTGGTTGAGCTCCTATACTTTTAAGTTGCTCTGATATACCTTCTAAACTTTCAGTTGTAGATTCTTGAAACTGTCTTGCGTTTTGAGTTCCTCTACCTCTTCTTCCTAGTATGCCTCTAGCTATACTGTCGAGGTTTATGTTCAATGGACTATTACTCATCTGTTCTTATCTTTATTTACGTTATATATAGCTTTAGTTAAAACTTTATCAGTATAACTATTGCCAGCTATTAATTTGTTTCTTCTTTTACTTATAGGTAGATCATCTTCACCAAGCATTATTCTATATATTCTACTTATTAGTTGTTTACATTTAAATGAAACTTCATACAAGTTAAACATTTGAGTGGATCTGTTTCTTTTTCTCCATACAACTATCCAACCTTCTTTTAACAATCTGTTCCATCTTCTGTTGTCCCAACTGTAAGAATAACTACCTGCTTTAAAATCTTTCTTATTAAAAAAACCTATACAATGTAAGTAAATTAATAACTCTAAATCCGCATCGTTTAAATCATTATTTTTACAAGCCCATTTACGAATTATTCTATAGTGTTTCATTAAGTTTAAGTCCTTAATGTCACCAGCGTTTAATGGTCTCATAAAACAACAACTACATCCTGTGCTTTGATTACATGATATGTTTGTTTTTCTAATTCTATTTTATGACCAGCATGTCTATCAAAAAAGATCTTATCGTTCTCTTTCATTCCAACTATATCAGATCCTACTGAAACAACTGTTGCTTCTACATATCTAATATCTTCTCTCTGGTTTTCTGCAAGAAGTAAACCACCTTTTGTTTTAGTGGTTCCTTCTTTTGTTTTCTGTATAATTAAATTTCTACCTATTGCCTTCATCGATTCTTAAATTATTGATTACACAATCGGTTGACAATATCGTAGTAGCTACTGAAGCTGCGTTTTGAAGAGCACTTTTTGTAACGAGTAAAGGATCTATAATACCTGACTTAATCATATTTACCATTTTTCCTGTAACCACATTTAGACCTCTCCCTTTAACAATAGGTAAATCATACTCTACAATGCCAGCATTTTCTAATATCGTCTTAAACGGTGCTTTAATTGCTTCTAAGAGCACTTGTTCACCAATTGATTTAGATTTAATATGCTGTGCGGCATTTAATAGAGCGATTCCACCTCCTGATACTATACCTTCTTTAACAGCAGCTTTCGTAGCGCAAATAGCGTCTTCAACTCTATCTGTTTTTTCTTTAAGTTCAATATCTGAATTAGCACCTATTTTAACTATAGCTATTCTAGCTGCTAGCATTGCTAATCTTTTTTCTAATTTAATAACTTCGTGAGAAGGTAAGTCTTTAGATAGTTTTTCTTTTATATCTATTATAATGTTATCAATATCATCAGATGTTTGATTAACTTGAATAACAGTATCCACATGTGACGTTACACTTTTTAAACAAGAGCCTAAATGCTCTACTTGTATAAGATCCATGTCATCACCAAGATCTTCATTTATAATAGTAGCTCCTGTTAATAAAGCTAAGTCATCAAGAACTTGTTTTTTGTTAATACCATATGTAGGTGCGTTAACAACGTTGACCTTGATATTTCCTTTATTTTTATTCATTGCTAAAGCTGATAAAACACCTTGTTCTAAATCGCCTATGATAAGCAAAGGTTTGTTGTTTTTTATTACATACTCTAGCACTGATTGTATTTGTCTAATTGTATCGATTGGTGATTCAACTAACAATACTAGTGGGTTTTCTAGTTCAGCTGTTTTTGATTGTTTGTTTGTTATGAAATGAGAATTAGTAATTCCTTTATCATATTGAACACCATCAACAACATCAAACGTTGTTTTACCTGAAGCAGATGTTTCCATCATTACAACTCCAGTGTTATCAACCGCTTTAAAAGCCTCAGCGATGATCTTACCGAGTTCTTTATCATTGTTTGTAGATATAGTTGCTATTTGATTTATCATGTCTCCATGAGCGTCTATTGAAACAGACTCTAAATACTTAATAACTTTATCTACAGCAGAATTAATACCATCTTTTAATTCCCTTGAATTTGTTTTATTAGAAACTTTGTAAGCTTCTTCTAATATTGAGTGAGCAAGTACGGTTGCAGTTGTTGTACCATCACCAGCTTCTCTCACTGTTTTTCTTGCTGCTTCTTTTAATAGAGTAGCACCCATGTTTTCCACAGGATCTAATAACACTATTGAGTCTGCAACTGTAACTCCATCTTTTGTTATAACTGGTCTTCCGCTAGCGTCTTCTAGCATTACACATTTGCCGCTAGCTCCTAATGTAGAGCTAACAGCAGTTGTGAGTTTAGTTATACCTTTAAATACATTTTTCCTAGCTTCGTCACCGAAGTTAAGATTTTTGACTATTGAGTCTGACATAATTTAATTTGATTAGATTTAATTGATTTTACTTAAAGGTCTTTACGACTTTTGGTCCATTAGCGAACTCTAGCTTTTTAGCGTAATGAGCAACTGATGAATCAATCGCTTGTTCTGCTCCTTCTAAAGTTTCACGCCTGGTTACGTCGTGCCAAGTATCTTTTTCTTTTTGATCTTGGTGTTCGGTTTGATAGAAACCGTTTGGTAATTGCACAATACGCCAATTTGACTTATCAGCAACATGCTTCCAAAGGTCTAGGGTTTCTTGTGTGATTTGTGGTTGACTACTCCACGAACTAGTCTGGTAATAAAACGTCATTGGTTTTGGTTTTTAGTTTGACATCGGTTTTATGCCTTATGGCATATTGCTATTATTACCTGTTTTACTCGATATTTACCTATTCAACTGGTGGTACTGGATTTTGCCATGTAAAGTACAAGTCTTCGTTTACTGGTGTAATTTCAGATTGAATAGTTGCAGCTATGCTAGCTTGCATTGCAGGTACGTCTAACGATCCTTCTAACCATCCAATAACTACATTTTCAAAAGCTTCTGTATCTTCGTAAGGTATAAAAGGATCTCCTGCTACATACGTGTAACTTTGTGTTCCAATGTTAGTTGACGAATAAGTTTCTCCTCCAGATTCTTCAGAACCTGTGTATCTGTAATGTACTGTGTAGATTACATTGTCTTCACCATCTGCTTGAATGTGAGCGTTCATTTGTGGGATATCCCATTTGTAAGTAATTGCCATTTTTATTTATTTAGTTGTTGTTTAAGTTCTTCTATTTGTTTTTGTTGTTCTTTAATCGCTTCTATTAGTACAGCTGTTATATTGCCGTAAGCAACACTTTTTATACCTTCTTTATCTTCTAGGACAAGCTCTGGTATAATCTTTTCTATTTCTTGCGCTACTACACCTATTTCTTTTGTACTGCTATTTATTTTATTAAACTCAACACCTTGCATTTGTTTAACTTTATCTAAAGCACTCTCAATTGGTTTTATGTTTTCTTTTAACCTAACATCTGAGTTTTGAGTAAGTGTACCAGTTATGGTCATATTGCCACTACCATTCAAAGTCAACACTGGGCTGTCACCCATTGTAACACCATCGCCAACTCTAATGTCTAACTCATCTGTATCAGATGTTATTATACCGTTTACTTCAGAGTCGTTCTCAAAAGCAATATGGCCATTAGTGCCGTCGTCTCGTATGTTTAGCTTAGAATCGTTATTTTGCGAATCTCCAATAGCTATCACACTTCCTACTGTTTGCAATAGAGTATTGCCTCCGCTTTGTATTTTAACTTCAGAATTAGCGTTGTTTGTAGCGTCAATAATCACGTTGCCTACGGAATCTATTACAACATTACCGCTTCTTCTATTACGTACATAACCATTTGTTCCATCTGAATACAACTCTAATTCACCAGCTGCATTGGAAGTGCCCATATTTATTCTTGCATCATTTGGAAATTGAGTTACTGGGTAATTTAAGTTTACACCTCCGTCTAAGTAAAAATATGTTTCAAGTCCACCTAGGCTATCGTCACATTTAAATATAATATCTCTATTGTCTCCTCCATTTTGTATAATTAAATCTCCAGAGTTCTGTGTATTAGAGATGTAACTATCATTACCATTGTGATATATTTGAAGATCATTATCATTTCCAAAAAATAATTGATTGCCATCGTTAAACTTTACGTTACCAGTTATTGTTCCGCCAGCAAGTGGTAGATAAGGACCTGCGCTACCGCCTGTTCCTGATGGTATATTTGTTGATTGAACTACTTTACCTGAGGAATCTACACCTAATAAGTAAACAGAATTAGCAGTCTGTTGAGTTAAAGTATATTGATTAAGAATTATTTCACCTTCTGTTGCGATAGTCATTCTTGTAGCAAACCCTAACGCACCTTGAGTTTGAAATTGAAAAGAACCTTTGTTATCAGCACCGTCTCTAAAGCCAGCTACTGTAGCAAAAGTGTCTCCATTATTACTAAAAATTAATTCACCAACTGCGCCGTTATTTCCATCGGTTCTTTTCCCGTCTATAATTATATCCGCAATTGAGGTTGTTGTGGCGTGATTTTGTACTTCTAACTTAGCACCCGGACTCGTAGTTCCGATCCCAACCTTACCATCAAAATAAGATACACCACTTGAATTAACATCAAAGATTGGTACACCTGATATATCCGATACAGCAAATATGCTTCCGCTAAGATCATCTGTAACTGAGAATAACTGGCCTTGTGTTCCTTGTATGTCTAATTTAGCTAAAGGAGTTTTTGTTCCAATACCAACATTACCAGAGGAACCTTCTAAATACAGCACTTTATCATTTGCTCCACCAGCTAAAGTAACATTAACATCACCACTTTCGTTACCTATAACAACAGAATCATTTGAAGCATTATAACCTCCAAACACCAATAGATTTCCAGCATATAACTGAACTTGGTTTGTGCTTAACCATAATTTAGTAGTAGGTTGACTGGTTAATTCAAAATA